AAAGTCAGAAGCACGAACCTACAGCCGACAGGCTGAAACCTCGTTCATTGCTGACGCTTACGCTGCACAGTTCAACAACGACTTCGCTGCAAAGGATCGCCTTGCTCGTCACATGCAAGAGGAAAAGATTGAACGCCGTGATGTGACCAGTGCAAACTTTGCTGGTCTTGTTGTTCCACAGTTCCTCACTGAATTGGCAGCACCGTTTGCTCGTGCAGGTCGTGTGACTTCTGATCTTGCTCGCAAACATCAACTTCCAGATGCAGGTTTGACTATCAGCATCAGCAAGGTGACTACGGGAACTGCGGTTGCAGAACAGACTGAAGGTGCAGCAGTTCAGGAAACTGACATGGATGACACCAAGTTGGATATCTCTGTAAAGACTTTTGCTGGTATGCAAGATGTTTCTCGCCAGTCGCTAGAGCGTGGCACAAACATTGACTCACTGGTGATGGCTGACTTGGTTTCGGCTTACCACACGACATTGAACACGGCAGTTGTTGCTGAATTGTTCTCGTCTGCAGGTAACGCTGTTACTTACACTGACGCTTCACCAACAGTTGCAGAACTGTATCCAAAGTTGTTGGACTCAGTGCAGAAAGTTCAGACTTCGTTCTTCGCCGGACCGAATGTGATCATCATGCACCCACGCCGTCTTGCTTTCATCTTGGCAGCAGTTGATGGTCAGAACCGCCCACTTGCAGTACCAACTCCATCAAGTTCAGGTCAGCCTGCATTTGCTTATGGCAATGGTGCGCCTCTGTATGGCAACAGTGGTTACTCAATCGCAGGATTGCCAGTATTCACTGACGCAACGATTGCAACCGATAAGGGTGCAAGCACAAACCAAGACACCATCTATGTTGGTAACTCACAAGAGTTGCACCTGTGGGAACAGGGTTCTGGTGAGCCAATGATGTTGCGCTTTGAGCAACCAAAGGCATCCGAACTTGAAGTGACAATGATTGTGTACGGCTATGCAGCGTTCACTGCAAACCGTTACCCAAGCGCATGGTCACAGATCAACGGAACTGGATTGGTAACACCAACCTTCTAACTGATAACTACATTTCAGTTAGTTCTGAAAGACCGCCAGCATCTTGAACGGTGTTGGCGGTCTTTCTATTTTGCGGTGTATGATTTGCGACATGAACAAACAAATTGAAGCACTACTTGTTGAGCGTTCTGGTTATGAGCGCAGAGGTTTGAAGGATCGTGTGAAAGCCTGTGATGAGGCGTTGCGTGCATTAGGTCATTCAGTTAGCACCCCGGAGATTGAAACTGCAACCATTGAACCTGTAGCAGAGCGTGCTACACGCAAGGCTGCATCTAAGCGCAAGGCATAACCAATGGCAATCGTAAATGGTTACTGTTCCTTGCAGGATGTGAAATCTGCTCTCAGGCTGACAGACAATGTTGATGACGGGCTACTGGAGAAGGCTATTGAGTCTGCCTCTAGGCGCATTGATGGTTATTGTGGCAGGTTCTTTTACAAGTCCACATCAACAGCAATCAACATTTACCCAATCAACGAATACCTATTGCGTATGCCACAAGATTTGGCAACCAGCACGGTGACGATCAAGATTGATACAACAGCAAACGGCACTTATGCAACCACGCTCACACAGGGCGTTGATTACATCCTTGAGCCAACTGATGCTGCGCTTCGTGGATACCCATATGTCCACGCCCGTATGGTTGGCGGTGCAACCTTCCCGTTATATACAACACCATCATTTCCAACGGTTCAGGTCACAGCGCAATGGGGTTGGAACGCTGTTCCTGCTGATGTGTCGCAGGCTTGCGTGCTGCTTGCTATGCGCCAGTTCGCCCGTCTAAACGCTGCTCTTGGTGTGGTTGGTTTCGCTGATATGGCGTTGCAGGTTCGGGCTGTTGATCCGGATGTGCGTGATTTACTTAATCAGTATGTGGTGTTTGGGGTTATCTGATGCCAGCAACGGTTTCGCAAGTTGCCACAGGACTGCAAGCACGATTGGCAACGATCTCTGGTCTGCGCACTTTTAACTATCAGCCTGAGCAAGAGAACCCACCTTTCGCATACCCACAGATCAACAGCATCAACTATCACCGTGCATATCAGGGTGGTGATGTGGTTATGGATTGGACTGTGTATGTGATTGTGGGGCGTTACCTTGACCGTACAGCCCACGCAGAGTTAGACGATTATCTTTCATACTCTGGTGCTAAAAGTGTTCGTGCAGCAATAGAGGGTGATCCGACTCTTGGTGGCGTGTGTTCAACTCTCATAGTAAGGTCAGGTGCAGACATCACAAGCCTTGATGCTGGTGGCGCACAGTTTTTAGTTATTCAAATGCAAGTGGAAGTTCACGGATAGGAAACATCACATGGCAAGTTACAAAGTATTAAGCGACAACTTTTCTGCAGGCGAACAAGGTCAAGTGCTGGACAGCGCACTGTTAGATGGGTGTAACATTGAGGCGTTGGTTGAAGGCGGGCATCTCGCTGAAGTCAATGCGAAAATCTCTAAGTCAGTAACAAGCGAAACGGAAAAATAACATGGCTGCAATAGTTCTCACAAATGCTTCAATCACAATCAACGCTGTTGATCTAAGTTCGTTGTCAAACAATGTTGAGATCAATTACGAAATTGAGGCAGTAGAAACAACCTCGTTTGGTGGCAACCGTTCTTTCGTTGGCGGTCTCCAGAATAACACTGTGACTGTAGATATCATGCAGGACTTTGCTGCAACCAAAACAGAAGCAACAATTTTCCCACTGGTAGGAACGACCACAACGCTTGTGTTCAAGCCAACCTCTGCTGCGACTTCTGCAACAAACCCGACTTACACAATTTCCGGGGCGTATCTTGCAAGTCACACTCCGATCTCTGCAACCGTTGGTGAACTTGCAATGACTTCATTGACATTCACTGGTGGAACTTTAGTTAAGACAACTTCTTAATTATTAACAACAACAATTAGAAGGAGACTGCAATGAAAATTGCTTTGATGGTTGAGTTCAATGACGGCACAAAGTCTGATGTTGATGCTGTGTTTGCTGACTTCGTTGCGTTTGAACGCACATGGCAGCGCAGCGTTGCACGCTTTGAAACAGAGATTCGCCTAACGGATCTCGCATGGTTGGCTTGGCACAGCGAAACCCGTACACGCAAAACAAGTTTGAAGTTTGACCCGGATTGGATCAACACAGTTACAACTGTTGAAATCCGTGAAGAAGTTGAATCCCCAAAAGCCGACTAGGTGACGATTCCGCACACTGGATCGTTGCCTATCTAGCCTGCGAAACAGGCATTGCACCAAAACATTTGCTTGATGAAAGTGATGTGATGATTCAAGCCATGTTGGATTATCTGACTAAGAAGGCTGAACGGGCTAACCGCAGACGGTAGTAGTATCGGCATACTATGACTGTCAAAGTTGATGTATATGGTGTGCGTGAAACGCTTGCAGAGTTGCGCAAGTATGAACAGCAGGCTTATAAAACCATTACTGACGATTTGAAGTTGTCTGCTCAACCTGCTGCTAAGGCGGTGGGGCGTGAGTTCCCTGATGAGCCATTAAGGAATTGGCATACTTCCGGGGGGCGTAAAGGAAAGGCACGCTTGCCTGAATACAACGGTGCTAAAGCAAAAAACAAAGTCCGTGTTGCTATCTCAACCAGAAAGCCAACTGGAATTAACCAGCATGGTCTGATCCGTTTGGAACAATCTGATGCTGGTGGTCAGGTGTATGACACGGCTGGATCTGCAACCACTGGTGGGCGTGGTGCTGGTGCTACAGCAGGACAAAAGTTTGTTGCAAACCTTGAGAAGGTTGGCAAGCAATCTACAGGTGATGGTTTCCGTTCTCGTATAATGTACCCTCAAACGAAAAAGAACTTGCCGTTGATTGAAAAGGCTATTGAAGTTTCTATTCGCAAGATTGATGGTGAAGTACAGAAACGATTGAACGGATAACCGTATGGCAGTTGGCGTAAACATAGTCTCCACATTTGACAGCAAGGGAATATCCCGTGCCATCAAGGATTTTCAGAAAATTGAGGGCGCAGGAAATAAAGCAACTTTCGGTTTGCGCACTCTTGATAAAGGGCTGACAAACACAATCAAGAATGTTGCAAAGGTTGGTGCAGCGTTTGGTGTTGCTGCTGGTGCTATCGGTTTCAAGTTGGCTTCAGCAGCGTATGAATCACAGAAGGTGATGGCACAAACACAGGCGATCATTAAGGCTACTGGTGGGGCTGCAGGTGTAACTGCAACGCAGGTCAGCAAACTTTCCGAAACTCTTTCCATGCAGATTGGTGTGGATGATGAGTTAATCCAGAAATCTGCGAACCTGTTGCTCACTTTCAAACAAGTC